AGAACTCCCGGCTGTTATCGGAAACCGTGCCGGGGGCGTATGCGTAGCGTACTTTAATTATCTCGGTATCTTGTTCCGATCCGGCTTGGGGTTTAGAACTTGGGACAGTTGCAAAAGCCCACAAAGCATCGCGTGTTTCTTCGAGGTCGTAGTCAACTTCTACCTCGTCGATAAGTTCCCATTCTTCTCCCATCTCTTCGCCTACCTCCTCGAGGTAATCCATACAGCCGTCGAGGTTGGTTTCTTCGCTGTTTAAAGTCACCAAAGTACTTTGAAGCCCTGCGGCATTGAGAAGCGTTTTAACGGCATTCTCGACGACCCTACGAGCCGGAGCAATTACATTCTTCTCGAAGATAACCGCAGAGGCTTCCAATTCAGTCCCGCCCCCCAACTTGCCCGGGGTAGCTACGCCAAACATCATTGGGTTCGTAACGCGGTGGCCAATCATAATCTTACCCGTAACCTCTTCCGAGAGGAACTGGTATTGTTTATCCGCGTCCGACAATTGGAACGGCTCAAAGTCCGGCTTCCTTTCGGGATCGTCCGAATACGTAACGATAAACTTCCCCGCGTTGCCCGCCCCGCTCAACTGCCTTTCAATATCCATACGGATACGGTTGCGCTCTTCTTGGGGTGGGATGCCGTTCTTAAAGTGAATCGAGAACGAAGGGCTCATCCCGTTTTGGATATTGTTAATATGGTAAATGGAAATCTCTTTATCGAGTTCGATGTAGTTAATAGAACCGATGTAGTCCGGCTTCGGGTAATAGAACGACCCCGGCGAGAACGGCTTTACGTACATGATCTGAGTGGGGTGGTCGAGCTTCTTATTTACGTCGAAGCAACAAATCTCTTCCGGCTCCTCGCGCTTATCGCTCCAGTCCTTAGAGTAGTAATAGTACTCGACCTTCTCGTCTTCGTTTACGAAGCCGCTACGGACGTTCTCAAAAGGCAGGTGAGATACGTTTGCGATCGTAGTACGGTCGAGGCTCCAATTTACCTCGAGAGCGAAGCCGCCTTGTATCTTAAAATCCAAACAAGCCTTGCGGAGTTCGTCGTTTAAGTTCCATTGATCGAAAGCGAGGCGGCCTTCTAAATCGTTAGCGTCGAACCCTTCGCCGTAAATCATCATCGCAATACTCGTAACCAAAGCGTTGTGAGTAGCGGAAGAGTGGTAGAGATCCACGAGGTATTGTGGAAAGAGGTTATCATCGCCGTAATTGACGAAGCCCTCACGGTTTGGAGTTTCGCGGTACGAACGCTCCTCATATTTTGCTAATTGTAGAATTTCCATTACTGGTAGTAAATAACGTTATCCGGGATGGATATAGAAGGAATGTCGTATCCGGTTTCTCCGGTTACCGTAAGCGTCCCGCGCTCAATTAAGCCCTCTACGCTTGCATCGGTAGGGGTGAGGTTCGTGCTTGAATTTTGCCCGTACACGTCATACGTATACTGCCCCGATTGCGTAAGAAGGACGCGCCCAGAAGTACCGAGCGGCTGGTTAGTAAAGACAGACAGCTTAGTATATCGCGCGTTATCAACCTCTACGTTGCCAACCATCGCAAAGGTATCTTGGCTCGCCATGCTCGTAAATATAACGAGATAGTGAGTAAACGAATCGAAGTCCTTTTTCATCTCTTGAAGGGTGAGATAAATAAACTGTTCGTCGGAGCTATTGGGAACGAGTGTAATCATATTAAATGGGCTTCAGGAATAATAGAATCCATCTCGAAAACCTCGGGAGTAGCTTGGAAATATTTGGTAACATTTACATCCGTCTTAACGTCAGCAATAAAACAACCCTCCATCGTATGGATGCGGGGATTATACACTTCTTCAACACGCCCGTGTGAATAACCGTCGCAGCCCTTTACGCGGTCATTCCACATAATTTTCACCTTGTCCACGATAGCTCGACTAATAAAACGACCAGCTCCGCAACGGTAGCCCTTTAAATACGTTCCTTTGCGGGTGTCTCTTTCAAAGAAATATAGCTCATTGAATCCGGCGAACTCGTACTTCTTCATAGCTTCGACAATTTTCTCCGCACCGCCCGGGAGTAAAAAATCATCGGATCCGAGCTGCATAAACCAATTCCAGTCGTCCTTTTTCATCCAGTCGTAGAGCAGTTGGTTCTTAGTTCCGAGGCGGTCGTTTGGGATCCGTTTATTTTTCCATCCGTATTCTTCCGCCAACGCTCGGTGATCGTCTTCACTGTGTCCGATATACGGAATCAGTTCGTAACCCAAGGCTTCGAATTCGAGGATGTTTCTTTTCAGACCCTCGTAACAAGCGCGGGTCAACTCGAAGCGTTTCCAAACGGGTATATGTAAAGCAATTCTCATCCGAAGCGTTTTTGTAATTCCGTAACAATATACTCCGGAACCAAGTCCCGCAATTCGTGCGAGTCTTTATGGAAGGGTGCTTTAATCTCTTCTACGTACAGACCCGCGCGGTGGTGGCTTATTTGGTTGGCTCCGTCGGTGTGTAAGCCCTTGGGCATTTGCGCAACTCTTACGCGCTTTTTGATTGGGCTTTGATCCTTTATCCACCCGTCAATACTGCGCTTTGGGTACGGCCCCTTTAGGCTTTTCATAAACTTCGTTTTGGTAGCCATAAACAATCCTGATCGTTTCTCTCCGGGTCGTTCCCAACGAGCCGTTTTAAACGTGTTTAAATCGACAAATAGACCGCAAGACCAATCTACCCAATCGGCATCTTTTAAGGCCTCTACGCTTTGCTCTATTCGGTCGGAAGGGCTATAATTATCCGAGGCGCAAAGAGCGTAGTTTTTGAACCGCGCTTCTTGGGCGATAATGACCCACTTTTGCGAAAGAGGAACCCACGAAGTAAGAGGGATGTATTTCACGCGGTTACAACCCGCTTCCTTTAGTCGGTCGAGGTAAGGTTCTAAATACTTCTCCCCACTATAATAAGCTCCCGTTTCCTCGCAAACAATCAACTCCCAATCGTGGGTGGTTTTTTGGTTGCAAAGCGCCTCTAATTGTAGCCAGAGGATAGGGTTACTGTTATATGTGGGTAGAGCTATTGTCATGATATAGAAAGGGGAGGACTTGCGCCCTCCCCCGTCCTTGAACCTACAAACCAAACAAAATGAAATCAGGATCCGGCGGTAAGCGTTACGTTACTAAAGCCACTCGCGAGGAAAGGTGCTGGGATTGCTTCTTCGGCGGTGAATTGCAACTGGTAACCGTTGAGGTCGCCCTTCGCCGTTCCGGTGCCTACCGTACCTCCGGTAGATTCCGCGCCCGTAGTGTGCCCCATGATGAGGTAATTATCGTTATTGTCTTGAACGATAACCGACAAACGGCTCTTCATGAGGTCGTAGAGTTCGGCGTTATCTCCTGCGGTTAAATTCGGAAGCGTCAACTCCAAAACTTGAGAGAAGAAAACCGTTCCGTTCTCAACGGAGGCAGTAACCGTCTGTTGGAATGAACCGCTGTTCTTGGTGAGTTCGAATGAGCGGAAGGTAACTGCCGCCGAAGCGTCGTCAATTTCACCGCTGGAAACGGCGTTCCAAGAAACGTCTCCGAGTTGTGCAATCCATACCTTCTTAATTCCCCCGATCTTGTCTTTACAAGGGAACGCGCGTCCATTTATTGTGATGCTACAAGCCATATTCAAAGGGGGTTAAGGGGAGGGATTTAAAGCCCCTCCCCGATTCGATTAGCAGTTACGTCGAACAACAGCGGTAGACGCTTCGTCTACGATTTGCGTTCCACCGTCGAACATCATGATGATGCGCGTTTGATCCGCTCCGGTGAAGTTGCGCAAGTCGATGAAGCGAGCCTCTACGTGGTCGGTCAAGACGTTAGTACCGAAGTACAAGTTATCTACGCGAGAAGCGAGCAACGTATCGTCAGGGAATCCAGCAGGGCAAATAACTTCGTAACCGAGGTACGACTTTGCCAACTCCGCAGCGTGGAACTCTACGTTTACGCTTGCCAAGTACTGGAAGTACAACTGGAAGCTCTTGCGGCTCATGTAAATCTTCGTAGCGGGATCACCGACCAGCGCGTCTGGCAAGTCAGCAACCAACGAAGCGAGGTTGTCGTCGATATTCGCGTTTGTGAACGCAGTACCTACGAGCGTCTCGTTCGTGCCTGATCCGGCTACGTAACGACTCATAATAGAGTCAAACAAAGTAGGCACGCCCGTTCCGGTTGTTGTGCCGTCGGTGCTGTTGTACTTGCCGCTCCAGATGTTCTTTTCTACGTCCTCTGCAACACGTGCCGCGATGTATTCAGCGAGGTAACGCTCGTAATCGCCGGGGACGGGTGCGAAGTTTCCGCGCATCTGCTCCGCCGCCCAAGTTTGAGCGAGTTCGTGGTTACAGATTTCTTCGTTAACCTGAAGCTCCGTCAACGTCAACTGAACGTCAGAAATATCGAGGGAACCGTTGGCAGCGAAACCGCAAGTGCGAGCCTCAACAGTTCCTCCAGATACTTTTCGGAGGTTGGTTTTGTAACGAACGTTATCGAGTACAGAACAGTAACCATTTGCGATGGTGTCCGCACTCAAAATAGCAGGAGCAACGAAAGGAACCGCAGCGGTTCCGGCGTAGTTGCTCGTTGTAAATGTCATATCAGCCATGAGTGATTATGAATTGAATTGATTAGATAAAGCGCGGACGCGCTCTTTTACGGTTAATTTCGAGAGGTCTACTTTTTCGACCTTTTTTGGTTGCTTTACGCGAGAGATAGCAGGAGCGGCTTGCTTGCTCAACTCCGTAATCTTTGCGTCGCGTTCTTCGATTTGTGAAGAGAACTCCGCCTTCGTTGCTTCGATTGCTTCGGCGATCATACCTGCAACGTCTTCGCGTGTCAATACCTCGGAAGATGCTTCGACCTCTTTTGGTTCTTCGGACATCTCTTCT